AGGGTGCTTTCCCAGGGGACTTGCCCTTTCTTGCCCTTGCTGTTGTTTCACGTGAAACATTCGAAGCGAAGCGCACACTAAGCGGATGGATTGACCGCCACAGCTCTAGGCATTCATTGAAGCCTACAGTGATATCACCATGTCCGGCATGTAGCAGTATTTCCCTTTGTTCAGGCGTGATTGGCCTGTGGAAAATCCGGGTGTCCGGGCTGCACGGTCTTCCCATTAGTCCTCGCTCACATTGTTAATTGTTAAGCGGGCTATTCTAAGTGCTCTCAGCGATGTCTGATTAGGGTTTCTACCTATTTACTGCGTGTAGTCTGCTATACAATCACCACATGCCCTAGCACATCGCACGGGGTCTATTCAGGGGAAGCATCATGAACATCGAACAACGAATCGCAATTGAAAAGCGCGTAGTCCGCAAACTCATACGCGTGGCCAAGGCTAACGGCTACAAGCTCACCAAGATCTGGGACGGTGAGCAAATAGAGCGGGTTGCTACAGAGAATGAAGCGATGGCACTAGTCTTTAACCTTGATGAGTGCCGCATGTACTTCAAGCGCGAAGATCAACCCAAAGCACATTGCGCCGTGATTGTGCTGGGCAATGATGGCTGGGATGCAATAGCCGATTGTTCAATGGGCGACGGCTGGGATGATGTCATGGCCATCATGGCTGACTACAGCGACAAACTCTGCGACGAGTGCCTGTCGTAAAAGCCTACCCTGTAGCCCATTCTGTGGGCTATGTGGTGCGCTGTTGCACTAATGCCCTCACGGGTCTATTTGGAAACCATCATGCGAATCATTCCGATCACTAAAGCAGCTGCTACTGCGGTCTGCGGGTCTGTCACCCAGACAACCAAAATGCCCTGCCGCTCATTCTCCCTGCCTACTGAATCCTGCCAAACAGGGTTCCGCATGGCCAAGATTGCAGGGTCTATCTGCTCCAGCTGCTACGCTGACAAGGGCAATTACGCCATGTACGCCAAAACCATCAAGCCCGCACAGTTTGCCCGTCTGGATAGCGTCTGGCTTGCGATGGAAAGCTCAGAACATGCTAAGGCTTGGGTTTCCGGTATGGTTGCCCACATTGGTCAAGATGCATATTTCAGGTGGCACGACAGTGGTGACTTGCAGGGTATCCATCATCTGACCCTCATTGTGTTAGTCGCTAGGGCCACGCCTAATTGCAAGCACTGGCTTCCGACTAGAGAGTATGCAATGGTTAAAGAATGGATAAGGGTTTTTGGTTCATTGCCTGAAAATCTGACAATCCGTCTGTCTGCCATGTACCCAGATCAGCCGGTAAAGATACCCGCTAGCCTACAGGGTGTCCCTGGCGTTACCGCATCCAATGTGCATAGCAAGGGCCAGCCTGTGCATGGCCAAGCCTGCAATGCACCCGCTCAAAATGGGGAATGCAGGGATTGCCGTCTGTGTTGGACAGATGCTGTGGTTTCCTATGCTTTGCACTAATGGAGCCAACCATGTCCGAAAACACCCTCGATATCCTGGCCGCTATCCTGTTCGGCATTGCTCTTGCAGCCCTGGGCCTTGCCTACTTTGATATTTTGTTCTATTGATTCACCCATGATAACAATACATCACACTTATGACGCTGGGTCAGACATCACACTAGATTGTGAGCTCTCCTATGACCCTGGCGAACCCGCAAACCCTGACCCAGAGTCAGCGACATGCGGCCCAGCATGGCCACCAGTGGCTTACCTAACATCAGCCAAAGTACACGGACTTGATATCATGCCGGTTCTAGACCCTCAAATCATCGAACAAATCGAGGCCTCGGTATGCTCTATGCTGGATTAGCCCTATTGCTGCGAATCATCCTAGGCAAACGTTAACAATGGCCCTTCGGGGCCGTTTTTGTTGATAGGCCGTTTACAAGTTTGCCGTGTAGGGTATCTTGAGCTTTTCTTGCTGTTGACCCGGGAACAATTCTTCAGCCATCACCATGCGCCCGTTGACTTCATAAGACACGCGCCCGTACTTGTTTTTCCGCACACGGTCAACCCTGCCGACAAATGGCTCACCAGTGACAGGGTAGACGGCGGTTATCTGCCCAGGCTTTAGGTATTGATGCTTCCAATTTGCTACATGGTTCATGGCAGCTCTTCCCTCACCAGTACGTCAACCCCTGCCACTGACGCATAAACTTTGGTGACATGCAAGCTCACGATCTGCCCATCATCCCGGTAAACAATCCCGTTTAGGCCATCCAGCACCGATTTGGCCAGATTGTCGATGTCCGGCTTCTTAATAGGCCTCTCTGAGCCCTTTAAACAGGCCTGCAAGCGCTTCTTAGGGTAGCTCCTAGGGATAGGTAGCCTGATGTACAGATAGACCGCTGTAGGCGTTTCTAGAGGCTCGGCTTGCCCCATTGCCTGTTGTGCGGTTTCCCGGACGATGGTTTCGTAGTCGCTCGTTTTCTTTGGCGTGTAGGTTCGGACAAAGCCCGCTCTGGCGCTGTACCTGGGTCTGCCCTTGGGGACTGGGTTTGCGTCAACCGTGAACTGCACCATGAAAGTCATTTAATCCCCGCAAAAACAAGGAATCGTCTCGTCGTTCCCGAAAAAATCGGTCTGAGTTGTCGCGTAAGACATCATCTCCGCGTAACCTGGGCGGTCTTTACGAAACCGTGCGCCGTCAGGTTTTGACGCCAGCGCCAGCGCCTCCATCTTGGCCCACCAAACAGCCCTCTCCGGTTTTTCTTGGATCAGGCTCATCGTCTGGCTCGTGCCCTTTAAAAAACATAGATCGCAGTTCCCGTGATAGGTGACGCCGTTGATGTTTGGTAGTTCCAAATCAAAATCTTGGGATCGCCAAAATTCGCCCACCATCTCCTTTGTCACGCCAGCCCGCCCCAATGGTGCGATCTTTTCCTCATGCTTGCCGTAGTCCTGGTTTCCGATCTTGGCCAGTCTTCGCTGCTCATCTGCTCTGATCCCAAGCATTGAATCCCATTCCGTCCAACCGATAGATTTCAAGTACCGATGAATCGCCCGGACTTTCATCTCTACCGTGCAAAACCTAGATACTGGGTTTGGCAAATAGTTGCGCCGTCGAATAATCGCCTCAAACGGCTCGCCATCTCGACTAGCGGTTTCAAAGTCAACAACCCGAAACCGATCTTTTGTTTCGTCTGCCTCAAAGTACTCCACCCAAGTGATGGGCACATTCCACTCTTTTGAGCAACGATCTACAAAGCGCAGGGTGGCCTCGTCCTCTTTGCCAGTGTTCGCAAAGCACACCACAGCCTCGTCTGGCAGCCCATTGTTGGCTTGCAGCACCCTCCATAGCATATAGGCGCTTGTCCTGCCACCGCTGAAGCTGATGCATGTCGGGCTATCAATTTTGAATGGATCAATCACTGTTTCGCTCCTCGTTCATCAGTCGTCGCAACTCGGTTGCAGCATCAAGCCCGCGTTTGCGTTCAATGGCCGAAATAATACCGGCCCACCATATCCTGGCTTGCTCCGCTCCATCGGCACGGGCCTTGCGTTTGTATCTCTGAACCCACTCCCTGGCTTCCGTGCGCCTCATGTGCGTCAAGATCTCCGGTGAGGAATAAGGCGAAGTCCACGATCCCAGGCGGGTAGTTGACACCCTCTCGTACCCGGTCGAGGATTTTTTGCGCTTGTTCATAGGTCATGGTTTGACATTCATCTCGATGAGTTTGTCCAGGTAGTGCCGGGCTTTACGTAGGTCTTCCACGCCGCCCTTGACCCTCCAGCGACTGACGTACTTGATGATGTTGCCCTCGAAGTAGTCCAGTTTGTTGGCAGCGATGAAATCCCACGGCTGGATCTCGGTTTTGTAGTGCTGGCCTGCCACTTGGGTTTCGTTTGCGCTCATCTTGCGCCCCTCAGAGCCGCCAAACGCTCGCGGATGTAGTCAGGCATGGCAACAGTGCCCGCAATGCGCTCCTGGTACTGCTCGGCCATCGTCACGGGTTTCTTGATCTCCGGGATCTCTGCCCCATCCCAGCGTTGCTGGTTCAAGTAGACCAGAGGAGCCGGTACAAATGCCCCATTGTCTTTGCGCCACTGGTCTGTGGTTTTCATCCACTCCACATGCTTCAAGATCTGATCGGCGCATGTCTCGTAGTAGTGCTTTTTCCACTTCGCTAAACAAGCCGCCTTTGCGCCTTTTCTGAATGACTTGGGCCATGCTGCCCAGAAACGATCAAAGCCGCTCTCAAACATTGTCCTGCTCCTTTAGTTTCTTCATCAGGTTTTGAGCGTGTGCCTTCCAACTTTCAGCTCTCTCCCGCTCCAAAGCCAGCCGTTTACTTTCTACATAAGGGTCAGCCAGCCGTTCGCGCAACGCTGTGATGGTCTGCATAATTGGCGCTTTGTCGGAAATTTTCCCGGTCTGGTACAACTCATTTACTGCATAGGCCGTCATCAGATCATCTAAGGCCCTTTGCATCAATTCTCTGTCTGACCGCTCGTCTGGCACTAAGTTGTCAACAACTCTGCTTTTAAGCATTGTCCTTCTCCTGTAGCTTTTTCATCAGCTCTCTGGCGTGTGTTTTCCAATGGATAGCCTGGGATTGCGCCCACATAAGCTGCCGCTCGTCATTTTTTTCTAGCCTCTCACGCAGGGAAATCATCAACAGCATGATCTCGCTGAAGGGCATCTTTTCTTTCAGCCCATCGGTTGTAAGCGAGTTCAGTGCGATCAGTGCTTGTTCCATAAGTTGTCTGTCGGTCATTTTGTTTTCTCCATAGGTTCCCCAAGGGTGGATAGCAGAGATCCTCCCGCTCCAGCTTTCGATCTGCTACCGCAATTCATCTTAATTAATCCAAAAAAGCAGTCATCAGCCCAAGTGCGCCTGACGGATTGATTCGCTTATACGAGAGGTCTTGTCCCACCATGTCCCTCACGCTTTACCAGTCGGTCAATCAACGCTGGTCGCCTTTTGCACCGGGGTGTATCGGTGTGCGGTGTTTCTTGGGTTCAGTCCATGCAGACCATCAGCTAACGCGCCCTGACGGTTGTCTTCGGAAAACAAAAAAGCCGCTTACTACTGCGTCCGGTAGTTGTACCCTTTCGGGTCAGACGCATGAGTAAACGGCTTCACTTTGTTGACAACTACGACAACGGGGAGAAGTTTCTAGGATTTCTTGGCGCTTGTCAAGCCCCCACGAACCACTCGGGTTTGATGACCATCAACTGATAGACCCTGCCCTTTGGCATTCTCACCCACTGGTTCACCGCTCCCCTGGTCACTCCCAGGATACGCGCCAACTCGGCCTGCGAACCCGCAAGTTTGATCGCCTCTTCTTTGGTCATCCGTACAGTGTACTCTACATTCTTTGGACAAGAATTAGGGTAAGCCCCAGTAGTTTATGGATAGCAATCTATACAATAAGCAGCATGAGAGGCAAAGGAACACCCTATTACGGCAAGCTGATGACAGACACCTTGCCGCACGAAGTCAAAGCGATTTGGTACAGCCGCGATTCTGAGTTACCAGAGCTTCCAAGGCATGGATGGTCATGGGAGCATCAGACCGACACAGAGGCCATTGAGAAGCACGATCTTGTTGTCAAGTTGCTGGAGGCTATCCCGCTGACTGAGCGTGAGGATCTTGTGGTGCGCCTCGTGGTGCTCGAAAACGAGACTTTCCGAGATGTTGGCGAGCAGTTGGATTGCACCACTGAACGGGCACGTCAGATCTACATGAAGGCTATACGCAAGCTCAGGACTAAACAAGCTGCCGTGACCGGAATTGCCATTTGGCCTTATGAGTGCGAGGTCAACACCTGGAGAGGCTGGAAGCACTTTGAAAAAAATCGCCCATGATCCTGCATCAACACAGGCTAGGGTTAGTCCCTATGAAAAAGTCTTGTGTGGCGTTTAGATAACTGTACAATCAAGCCCATGCCGCAGCATCCCGCAGCGGTCTTTAAGGAGAGAAGATGAGTATCGAGAATCTGCTCAAGACTAACGTCAACGAGCATACCGAGAAGAAGTCCAACCTGACCTACTTATCGTGGGCTTGGGCCTGGGCAGAAGCGCTGAAGGCTGATCCAGCCGCCACCTTCAAGGTGGAGACGTTCAAGCGCGATCAGTACACCGAAGAGCCGTTCATGACCCTGCCAGGAGGCACTGCGCTGGTCTGGGTCACAGTGACGATCTTTGGTAAGCCCATGACCTGCCAATTGCCCGTCATGGATCACCGCAACAAGGCTATCCCCAACCCGGATGCCTTCCAGGTCAACACCGCCATCATGCGCTGCATGACTAAGGCTCTGAGCCTACACGGCTTGGGGCTGTACATCTATGCCGGTGAGGATCTGCCAGAGGGCGCACCATCGCCCACAGATGCAGAAGACGAGGCTTTTGAGGAGCAGCATCTGCATGCATTGCGTGATGCCGCCCTGAGCGGTATGGATGCCCTTGCTGCGGCTTTTAAGGCAATCCCCACATCTCAGGCCAAGTCTAGGTTCTGGGCCAAGCACCAAGCCAGTCTAAAAGACGCAGCCAAGCAGGAGAAATCCAATGGATGAGCAGCGCACCGACGAGTGGTTCCAGCAGCGCCTGGGTAAAGTCACCGCCAGCAATCTGCACAAAGTCATGGTCAAGACCAAGACCGGATACGGTGCTGATCGCGGTCACTACATGACGCAGCTAGTCCTGGAGCGCATCACAGGCCAGCGAGCAGAGGGTTACACCAGCGCCGCTATCCAGTGGGGCATCGAGCAAGAGCAGTTCGCCAGAGCCGCATACGAGGCCTATAGAGGCGTTCTGGTGGAGGAGGTAGGCTTTATCCCTCACCCAACCATTGCGATGGCTGGGGCGTCTCCTGATGGCCTTGTTGGGCCTGATGGCATGGTAGAGATCAAGTGCCCAGAGTCCAAGACCCACTTGGAAGTGCTGCTGTCAGAAAATCCAGTGTCTGGCCAGCACTACGCTCAGATGCAGTGGCAGATGCGCTGCGCTGATCGGCAGTGGTGTGACTATGTGGTGTTTGATCCACGGTTCCCCGCCAAAGCCCAGTTGTTCATACATCGGGTTAATCGGGATGACAAGTGGATCGGAGAGGCCGAAACTGAAGTCAATAAATTCTTGGCTGAAGTGGAAGAAAAAGTGCAAGCGTTGAAGAAAATTGGAGAGTAAAGATGAGCAAAGTGTTGAAAGAGATTTCCTGCGTCACGGGCGAGTACAAGAACGCCCAGGGCGAGGTCAAGAAGCGTTACAACCGCATTGGCAGCATCATCGAGACCAAGAACGGCCCGATGCTCAAGATCGATAGCATCCCTCTCAAAGAGGGCGGCTGGGACGGTTGGGCGTACATTAACGACCCTAAGAAGGAAGATGCCCAGGCTCGTCCTGTGCGTCAACCCAAGCCTGACTTCAACGACGACGTTGACTTCTGATCATGAACAGCGCCCGTCTTGAGAACAGTGACAGGCTAACCAGGGTGTTGAAGTTGCTGCAAGTAGGCGGCGAATTCACCACTCTGGACATCATCAGAAACGCAAACGTCTGCGCCGTCAACTCAATCATCTCTGAGTTGCGGCAGAACGGCATCAACATTTCCTGCCAGCGCAGGGGTTCAAATTGGTACTACACATTGGAGAAATCATGAATCATCAGACCATCTCAATCAAAGTCAAGAACGGAGAGCAAAACGTCTTCGTGTCTTTTATGAACAACCACAGGATCCTGCTGTCCATCTATTGCGGCAACGGCTCGATGAATGTCGCGCTTGACAAAGGTCAGGTCGAAGAGCTTATCGATGCCCTAGAGAAGACTCAACTCAAAATTAGCGAGGTGGAAGCATGAAGAAGATCTTTGCAGCCCTTGGAATCGCTCTGGTGACCACCGGAGCCTGGGCATCTTGCTCTACCCATACCTACACCATGAACGGCCGTATGGTGACATGTACGACATGTTGCTATTTTGGAAACTGTTCTACCAACTGTTATTGATCAATGGCCGAAAGCGGATGCTGTGCCAGAGTCTGGTCTATTGGTGACATGACTATAGGGTTTCAAGGGCTGTCATGAGCAATGCTTGGAACTCCGTGAGTTCGAATCTCACCAGACGCAGCGAGTAGGCCAACCTCTCATGAACCCATTTGACAAAAACTACAAGGCTCAACTGTCGTTCAGAGATCTAGAGACTGATAGGAAGCGCTCTTATCAGGCCTCTAGAGTCCTCAACGACAAGCGCAAGACCGGCGTAGAGCCATACCCATCATTGGCCCAACGCATTGGTGCTTATGAAGGCACAAACCCTCGTGATGTCACTGTTGACATGCCCAAGATGAAACGGAGTAGAAAGTGAAAGTCGAGAAGAACATCCCAATGCCAGGAGTTTTCCCGTTCTCCCAGATGCAGCCTGGAGACAGTTTCTTGATCCCTGGCCATATCAAGCGAAGCACCGCATCAGTTGCTGCCAGACGCTACGCACAAAAGCACAAGGTCAAGTTTGTCAGCCGCAAGATGGACAACGGAGCCATCAGAATGTGGAGGGTCGAATGAGCATTACTGCCATGAAGCAGGCGCTGGAGGCGCTGGAAACTGCCGATGAAGTTGGTTTCTGGGAATTGCAAAAGACGGCCATCACCGTTCTCCGCGCCGCAATCGAGCAGGCTGAGAAGCAGGGGCCGGTGGCGTGGCTGTACTGGGATTCTTGGGGGACGATGAAGCTGTCACAAATTATGCCGCCGCCTGTCGGCGCATTTCCCGTTTACACCGCCCCACCCGCAGCACAGCGGCAATGGGTTGGACTGACGGATGAGGAGATTATTGATGTGCTTCATCCGCTGGTTATGGCTGACATGCCTGACGAAGCCACTGACTACGAGATTGCCCGAGCCATCGAAGCCAAACTCAAGGAGAAGAACACATGACCCGCGAAGATCTAGTCAAATGGGCGCGAGAGGCTGGGTTCATGTTCTGCGAGGAGTCATACAAGCACCAGCACAACTGTTTGTTCTATGGAGGCTATGCGGTTGATGAACAGCTTGAACGCTTTGCCGCCTTTGTCGAAGACGCGCAAGCAAGACGAATGCACGACGAAGGCATGGTGACTGTCGGACATATGCGCCAGCAGATCGCAGCCGAGCGCAACAAAGTGGCCTCATGGATGATGGCGCGGGGCTACGCCACCGGCCACGGCGACACGGTTGAAGACCTGCTGAAAGAGTTGGAGTGGCAAGTGCGTGAGTCCGAGCGCGAGGCGTGTGCAAAGGTGGCAGACCTTGTGGCCCGTGAGATAGACGACACCAACGGAACCGCGACCTACATTGCCGTTGCCATCAGAGCAAGGGGGCAAGCATGACCAACGAAGAAATCGCAAAACTCTGGCGTGAGCACCAGGAGGTGCATTCATTTGCTAGGACGATTGAGTTCATCGCGGCACAGGAGGCTCGCAATGTGTGTGCAGCACTACTAGAAGACAACGCCATGCACTGCACCAACCCTCTCTTTCGCAACCTGCTGCAAGCAAACGCCCAGGCTATCAGAGACATCGGCAAGGACGAGATGCCACTATTCGATGACTGGGGATGCCCACCATGCAATCAGAAGTGCAACCAGGGCAGAGAATGCCCGTGGAGGAGCCATGTTCACCAATCCTCGTAGGCCAACATCGCTACTCAAAGGCAGACTGCTGCTCATCTCAACAGCAGTCCTAATCTTCTTTATCCTTGTGGGAATTTTATGAAGAACATCTTAGACCCAAAATTCAAGTACATTCCGGCAGCCGCCACAGACGTGCAGCGCACATGGAGAAAATTCGGTTGGAGACCACAAGATGAAGTGCCCAGTTTGCGGAACATGGACAACAGTCGAGACAACAGTCCAAAGAAACGGATCAGTGTACAGACACAGGAAATGCGGTAATGAGCATAGCTTCCACACAGAAGAACACCCAGTCGTTAAAAAAAGCCACGGAGGCCCAAGATTTCGCAAGCTGGCCAACGGATCAACTGATCAAGTTCGCGCATGACTCGCTCCAAAAGATCAACGATCTAGAGCAAGAGATCGCCTACATGAGAAACGATCTGAGATCAGCTCTGCAAGCCTACAGATCAGTTGTCAGAGAGAAAGAGGCTTCTCTCTCCCTTGCGCCTCTTAACCAACCCAGGTAGCTCTTTGCCTGCGGCCTTTGTCCACATCAAGAAGGCATCGGCCGCTTGCTCCCATTCCTCTCTCTGGATCTTCATCCTGATCGTAGAGCGTTGGAAATTGCCCAGGCCTACATTGAAGCTGAAAGAGACACAAGCGTCGAACTTACTTTGACGGCCAGCAAGATTAGGAGCGAGTCGTAGAACACCTCGCTCAAAGTTCTCAAGGTCTTTAGCAAGTATGGCATTGACTTCATCCATCGTCAGTGTGCGATTCCAACCGTCAGGGATCGGTATATTCTTGCGCTCCTCAAACGGGACTTTGATGTGACTCTGTTCAATCACATGGCCGACACCAACAGTCCATAGCGCAGCAGGGCATCGGTATGGCTTTACCCGAACGCCCTCGTCGTGCTTGATCATCTCGATAGCACGGGCAGATATCTTCATTTGCCAAACGCCCTGCCGCCAAAGTGGAACGCAATGATGCTGGCAAACAATGTTGCAGTCTCAGCATCCCACAGCATCTCGGCCAGTTTGTCGAACTCAACTCCACGAGTCCAGCCGTACCAGAACAGTCCAGCATCAATGAACACCAGCAAGAAGAAGAACCCGTAGGTGATCACCGGACGAACACTGGCTCGCAGATTCTTCATCCAGGTCGAGGTGCCTTCGTTGAGGCTCATGTCGTGGGCATAGATAGCCTGCATCTCAGCCTGCTGCGCTTGCACAAGAGTCTGCTGTGCTTGCATCTCAGCATTGGCCTGGATCTGATCTAGCCTGATCTCTTCAACACGCGCCTGGGCTGCATAGCCACGCTCCAGCATCTGGAGTTCGCGCTCTGTCTGCATCTTGGCAAGCTCAAGCTCGTGCTTCTTGTCAGATTTGTCCTGGAAAAAGTCAAGAATCTTGGGCAGACCGCCCATCAAGAACGAAACAACAGTCGATAGAAGAGTCAGCATTTATTGCTCCTGTGGTTGTTGAACGGCTCCGCGCACACCGCCAGATGTCAATGCCTGAACAGCATCTCGTGCCCAATCAATGCCGTACCTCTTGCCGATCTCTACAGCATCTTTGAGCTTTTGCTGGTCAACGCCCTTCTTAGAAGGCTGCACAGCCTGGAAGACCTTAACAGCATCTGACGGGTTCAACAGAAGCTGTTTTAAGCGCTCTTCAGTAGCCTGAGATGCCTGCTTTGCCCAGTACTTGCTGAACAGCGATGTAATCGCATAGGTGGCACCAGACACTGGGTTGTAGATGCGGGAGATGATCTGCTCAGGAGGGATGCCAGTCAACTGTTCAATAGGTGTCTTAGGAACCGTCTCTCCCCTGAATGAAACCTGGGTGATGTCCTTTGTAAGACGGTCAGCAGTGGTGGCGAAATTTTGCAAATCCTGAGCGTATTTAGGGCCAAACACTCTGTTGAAGATTGCGGCTCGGTTACGATCAGCCAGCAAAGCCAGAGGATCGCTTGAGCGAACCACATCGTCAAGCATAAATGCTCGTACTGCATTCACAGCATCTTTGTTGGTTCGGTACTGAGTCATGAACCTATTGGTAAAGTTGATGTCTCCATACATCCTGTTTACCAACTCTTGCGGGCCTCTTACGCCCTCTTTGCTCAAGATCTGCTCACCAGCAACACGCTGAAAATCTGCATTGAGTTGATTACGCTTGTCGATCAAGCCTTGTACATTCCGCGAGGCCGCATCAAGCTCCTCCCTCAGTCCAGGCACTAAGGACACGCCGCCTTCGTTCTTCCTCAACCATTTCTCAGCGGCCTTAGGGTCAAGGGCACCATTTTTCAATGCGGCAGTAGAGAACGCATCTAGGAAGGCATCCCTGACCAATTTCACGCCTTGATCTCCAGTTGCAGCAATGAAATCACTGACGTTGGATTTGTTGCCGATCAATGCCGGAGCTATTTGTTCATCAAACTTCTTGCGATCAATCGCATTCAGAGTGGCAGAGTCAAAAGGCAATCCAACCTTCTGGAAGTAGGCCTTGTCAGCATTACGGTAAGCAGTAACAAAATCTGGATCTAGGCTATCAATATGCCCAGCCACACGATCTTTCAAT